GATGCTTGACGGTACGGCCTAAGAGCCTCGACCACCTCGGGCAGCAGGCCAAGCGATTGGACCGCGATGGTGCCGCCACCCTGGGCGACGTTGGTGCGGCCAACGTGGTCGCGGCCTTGGAACCAGTGCGCCACTTGCAGGCCAGCCGCGTGCTTGATGGCGTCGGGTATCGTTGACCAGCCGATGACGGCGGTCACTTTGATGGCCCGGTCAGTCGTAGACCATGAGCCGTGCGTGCTGGCGTCCTTCAGGATCACCAGGCCTTCCAGTCCGAACAGGTCGTAATCAGACCCCGCCACGAGGTCGCCAGCGCCATAAGTGCGGTCGGTGCTGTCGTGTATGCTGGTGATGGATTGGACGGGCATGTAGGGCACCTGTAGGCTCAGCCCGCCCTCGCCCGTGATGTAGACGGTGTGTGCCGTGTCCTCGATCGTGGGGTTGCCCCCGGCGGTCGGAGATGGCAGACCCAGGAACGCAGCGAAACCCCGGTCAGCTCTGGTGATGAGCGTATCGAGGGTGGCATCCTCAGCGGTGCCGGTGAGTCCTCGGATGTAAAGCCTGGACTCTGCTGCGGTCAGTACGGCCATGGGTCAGTCGGCCTTCTTGTCTTTGGCCTTCTTGGCCTTGGCTGGAACGAGCCAGTCGGGGATCTCGGCACCCTTGGGCACTTCGATGTCGCGTGTCTCTCCGGTGGTCCAATGGCATCCGGTCGGCCATTGATCGATGCGTTGTGCGGTCAGCTTCATTGGGTGGCCTTCGTTGTCTTCGAGGAGCCGCCCCGCTTCGTCGGTGACTTGACGGCGCGGCTCTTCTTGGGCTTGGAGATAGCCGACCCCACAGGCTCGAAGGCGTCGGGGAAGTCTTCACCGAGACGCGCGGCCTCGGCGGGGGTGACTTCCTTTTCATCGCCAGCAGACCAGGTGCCCGAAGGCCCCCGATAGACGGCGGTGTGTGCGAATCCTTTGAACTTGAGGGTCGGCATTTCAATCTCCTTTAGATGTTGAACGCAAAGGCAACGGCCTTGCTGGACTCTTCGAGGCACTTGAAGATGCAGCGACGAGTCGCCACCACATCGACGACACCATTCACGATCTCGCGCTGAAAATCGGTGGAAATTGGCTTGTAGTTCCCCATGACGTATGCATCGCGGTTGACGATACAGTATCCTGTCGTTGCGCTTGATCCGGTATAGAGACCGGTTGTGTGCATGTCGTTGGTCATGAAGTCCGACGGGACCACAGCCATTCCGCCGATACTGGCGACCTGACCGGTGACCACCTGAGCAAGAGTGCCCAGCTTGTCGATCGTGGCGACCTCATCGATGGCCAGCAACTTCTCCAGGTAGTACTCGGGGCTGCACACGAGCGCGAGATTGGAGCCGACGCCATGGGCACCGTCCATCAGCGCGCGGGTGGTCAGGATTCCGTTGTAGTGATCGGAGTCTGAGCTTGCGTCACGGGTCGACGATACGTCGAACGATTGAGCACGAAGGCCCAACCATGCGCCACGGTGGTCGTCAGTTCCGCCAAGACCAGAAGCATTCCAGCGGCTTCGCGGGTTCCACGATGCGATGGTGTCCTGGTGTGTGCCTGCACTGTCGCCATTGATGATCGCGTCTTCAACCGCTGAAGCGATCGCGTCGGCGAGTGCTGCACGAGCGTAGCCCAAGCCGGCCACGATCGAGTCTTGGCTGGCATCCTCGTCAACCTGAATCCGAGCCGCGAGGCTCTTGGCGGTCATGCTGATCTGGCTTGTCGCGTCGTCTTCGGCGGTGATGGTTCCCCAGGTGGCAGCAGCCTTCAAGTACGGTTTGACCTTCAGGGTCAGGAACGGCAGACGCAGCTCCTTGCCAGGCATCGCCATAGTCGTGAACAGGGCTTCTACAGCGCGCGGCGTGTAGATCTTCGTCATAAGCTCAGGCAGCACGAGGTCGGGGATCCATTCGGCACCGACCGCTGCACCGTCTGAGAACGCACGGCGAACGTCAGTCGGGGCTGAGGACATGTGCGCGTTGAGCTTGGCATCCAGGCTCGGCACGTTGCCGCTCTTGGTCATCAGCTTGGCCATGTTCCGATCATCGATCAGGCGCTTGAACTCGCTGTGCCATTCGCCACGGTCGGTGGTGTCTGAAGCCATGCCAGCCACGTCGAGCTTGCCGTCTGAATCGACAAACTTGCGGAGGGTCGCTTCCTTCTCGGAGACGGTGACCACCTGGGGGGCGTTCATCTCGGCGAGCTTCTGCTGCACGTCTTTGAGGGCCTTGGCCTTGACTTCCATGTTCTCGGTCAGGTCGCGGTTGGATTCGCTGAGCCTTTTCTGCTCGGTCTTGAGATCTGACAAAACCTTGAGGGCGTCGTCGCGTGTCTTGATGGTGTCCATGAGTATCTCCTACTGGGGACGGGTTGGGCTACGCGCCCAGGTTGAATAATGCCTCGAAGCTATCAGGCTCCTCGGCGGTGGTTGAATCGGTGAATAAGTCGAGACCGGTTTGGACGTCCTCGTCGTCGTGGCTTCCCAGCAGCACCAGGAGCTCATCGCGGACCATAGACCGCAGTGCCATCAGTTGGTCCTCGTCTTCGGCTGCGGCCTCCTCTTCGGCTGGCGCTTCGGTGGGTTCCTCTTCGGCTGGTGCCTCGGGTGCTTCCATCTGGTACGTGATGGTCACGGTGCCAGCGTCGGCATCCTCGACCACCTCCAGGACATGCTTGCCCTCGATGTCGGGTGCGGCCGTGGCCTCTTCGGTGGGGAGTGCCCACCGCTTGGCACGTACAGCCAGCGCGTGCGGGTTGGCTGGTATGGCCACTGCGCTGACCTCAAGTAGGCTGTTCTCCTCGAAGTAGAACCCGCCGCCCTTGGCCTGATAGGCTGCGTGGTCGTTGGGTAGCTTGGAGCGCTCGGTGCTCTTGCCCGGTGCGAAGCCCACGCTGAAGGCTTGCATGAAGCCCTCGCGGTACTGGTTCGCCAGGCGACGGCCCACGGGGTTCGTCTCGCTCTCATCAAACTTGACCGACATCATAAGCTGCTCGCCCACAAGCTCGATCTCTGTGGCCTTGCCGACCACTGGACCCTCATAGTCATGGCCATGCATGATGACGGGGTTGGCCTTGAATGCCTTCAGATCCCACGAGGGTGCGACGACATCGCCGTATCGGTCAACGTCGGGGGTGCTGGCGATCGCGGTGATCGTGCCATCGGTAGCGCTCTCGGCCTTGCAGACCAGGGTGCGAAATACTTGCTTCATCGTCTCACCTTTCCGACGATCGTGCATCGGCAGTTAATGTCCTGTCCGGCGATTCCGAATAGACCAGGGGCAGAGGCTGTCTGACCGGATGCTGTTTTGAACATGCCCTCGGTGGGTACGGTTTGACCGTCGAGGCCTTTGATCCCTGGCTTGTGATCGTCCCGCACGCGGTCATCTCGTGCGCTGAGCCACTGCTTATCGATGGTGAGCCCGGACTGCTCGGCCTGGCGGAATGAATCCACGGCGGCCTGATTGGATAAGCGTGTCGTCTCCGTGCGAGCGATCATCATCGCGCGATTGGGTCCGCCCACCGCTTTCGTGAGGAGCTTCTGCATCTCGGGCAGGCTCATCTCTTCGGCCAGCCCCTTGTCAACGAGGTCGCGGACATTCTCGCCCGTGGTGCTCAGGATCTCTGAACTCATCTTGCGCACCTCGACCAGGGCATTGGCTTCAAGCTCATCGGGGCTCAGCAGTTGGTCCACGTTGATAGACCGGCTGGCCTCCTCGAACGCAGCCAAGAGCGCGGCCCGATACAGCGGACGGAAGATTCCCAGCAGTTGCTCTCGCTCGAATGCCTCGTCAAGAATCCGGTCGAGGGTGTGATCGTCGATCGCCTTGGTGATGCCCTTCGTGCCGAGTTCATCGGCCATACGCTTCGAGATCCGAGCGGATTGCGCTCTCAGATACCGGCGCATCGTCAGCGCCATCTTGCGCTCGGCTGGACCATGGACGCGCTCGATGAAGCCACGCCACACGGTGGCCCGGCCCTCTTCGGTGTCCAAGTCGCGCTCGATCTGTGCGCCCTTGCCATCGAGTACCAGCCACTTGGCGAAGCGCTCAGCGGTCGGGGCTGTGGGTTCTTCTTCGGCGGTAGGCTCGGGTGTTGCCTCGACCTCGTCAGCATCCAGGTTGTCGAAGCCCTCCATGGCCGCAGCCTCGGAGAGCCCCACGCCCATGAGCCACCACGCTTGAACGCGATTAACGCGCTCGGTGCGTGACTCTTGCAGGGCGTCGACTTCGCTGAAG